GGTTAGGCGACCAACGTCTGCACGATACTGCCGACGCCCGTGAGCTCGGCACTGCGCGGGCGAGCAGCGCAGTGCCGAGCTCACGGGCGTCGGCAGTATCGTGCAGACGTTGGTCGCCTAACCCGCACCGGAGACCGTCATGATCAAGAACATCGCGATGTCTGGGCAGGACGAGATCAAGCAGGCCCTCGCCCAGCTTGGCAAGAACGCGTACGACGCGGCCCTGATGGGCATGAACGCCACGGGGCGGCATATGCAGCGGTCGATGCGTGGCGAGCTGCCAAAGCGGTTCACCATGCGTGGCACGGCGAGTCAGTTCGAGCGGGCCATCGTGTTTCAGCAGGCGACCCGCGGGAAGCTCGTGACCGTGGCCGGCGTCGACTCGCTGATCTCGTTTCAGAAGCGGCAGGGCGTGCGTGAGGCGGCCGTGCTCAAGGTCGGATCCGACCAAGGGGGCACGAAGGCTACAGCCACGAACAAGCTGGGGCGCATTCTCGCCCGCCACGAAGAGGCCGGCGTGCGCACCAGCGCCGAGGTGTACCGCGCGGGGAATCAGACGTTCGTCGGGGGCTTCTTCCTGCCTGCCGAGGGGATGCGCACCAGCAGTGCGAATCCCAAGCGCAGCCTCTATCCCACATCGATCGGCATTCAGATGCGCCGGGATGTGGACGGCTCAGGCACGTTCGCCAAGAGCAAGCGCAAGACGACGTTCTCTCGGAAGTCGGGACAGCTGCGGCTCGGTGAGTCGTTCTATGCGATCCCCGGTGTCGGCATCTTCCGCCGTCGTGCCGAGATCGGGCCGAAGGTGAAGGGGCAACGTGGGGAGCCGCTCTGGTGGTTCTCCCGCCGGGTGCGCACCCCTGCGCGCTTGCGTCTCTGGGAGACGGCCGATCAGGTCTTTCAGCGCTTCGCCGTCGCCTACACCATGGACGCCGTCGAGACCGTGCTTGAGCGAGGCGGGCGATGAGCCAGGGCACACTGTGGCGCCGGCGCCGCGGCGAGGCGGTCACGCGCCGCGCGACCCGTAGCGCGCGCGGGTCCTTCCCCCGGGGGTGGGCGGTGCGGGTATCCGCGGACCCCTGTGTTTGGCTAGAGACTGGGGCGCCGGAGTCGGGACTTAGTTGATGGGTCGGCGCCCCACCACCCCAGCCGCCAAACCGCGGCGATCCGCGCCCAATGGACCCCGGGACGGGGAAATTTCGGCCGCCGAGATGGCCAAACGGCTCGAGATGACCCCGCAATCCCTGGGCATGTGGTGCAAGCGCCCGGGCGCCCCCGTGCGCGTCGAGGGCACCCGGGTGTGGGTGCACGCGGCGTCGTTCCTGCGCTGGCGGGAGCGGATGCTCGTCGAGCAGGCGCTCAAGGATCTGGCTCCCGGCGCCACGCTTGAGGAGGCGCGCACGCGCAAGGCGCTGGGGGAGGCCAAGCTCGTCGAGATCGAGATTGCCAACAAGCTCAAAGAGATCATCACCATCGAGGACTCGACCAAGGCGATCGGGGTCGTGCTCGACCGCGTCAACACGCTCGTGCGTGGGTTCCCCGCGCGCTTGGCGCACCTCGGGGAGGCCGTCGAGGACGCGGCCGAGGCCGAGGTGGAGCTGATCATCGCCGAGCTGAGCGAGTTCTCCGAGGATGTCTTGCCGGTCGAGACCGAGGATGCCGCATGATCGTGACCCACCCCACGGCCCGGCACGCCATGAACGAGGCGGTGCGTGAGCGATTCCGGCGCCACTGCCGCCCGAAGCCCAAGCTCTCCATGAGCGAGTGGGCCGAGCGTTACGTGGTGCTGCCATCGTCAACCACGCGACAGGCCGGGCGGGTAAGGCTCGCCGTGGCGCCGTACCTGCGCACCGCCTTGGACGCGATCAGAGACCCGCGGACCCAGCGCGTCACGTTCATCGCGCCCTCGCAGTCGGCGAAGACGACGTTCGTGATCGTGGTGGTGCTCTACTACGCCCACCAGGAGCCGTCGCCGCAGCTGGTGGTGCAACCCACGATTTCCATGGCGGAGGATTTCTCGAAGGGGCGCCTTACGCCCACCATCGAGGCCTCACCGGAGCTGCAGGTCGTGTTTGGGAAGCCTCGGGCCCGTGACACCAGCAACACGATCCTCTCCAAGCACTACCCTTCTGGCCGTATCGACATCACGGGCGCCAACTCACCAGCTGGTCTCGCATCGCGGCCAGAGCGTGTCGTAACGTTCGACGAGTGCGACCGGTATCCGGAAGAGGCCGGCGGCGAAGGCGACCCGATCTCGATCGGGGAGGCCCGCACGCGGTCGTACCAGCGTAAACGCAAGATCGTCATCGTCACCTCCCCGACGGACGAACCGGAGCAGGATGCCGACGGCCGGTGGTGGGGATCGCGCGGGTGGCGCGAGTATCTCGCCGGCACGCGCGAGGTCTGGGAGGAGCCCTGCCCCCACTGCGGCGAATACCAAGTGCTCACCTTCGACCGGCTCAAGTGGGAGCCGCGGCCGGAGGGCGACGGCGTGATCCGTGAGTCGGTCTGCTATCCCTGTCTTCACTGCGATCAGCCGATCACCGAGGAGCACCGGCCGCTCATGCGGGCCCGCGCGCGCTTTCGGCAGACCAAGGAGGGGGCCAGCCTCGAGCACCGGAGCTTTCACGTCCAAGGGCTCAGCGCGGCGTTCGCCCTGTGGGATGAACTGGCGACCGAGTTTCGCAAGAAGAAGAACGACCCGGTCACCCTCAAGACCTTTCTCAACACCGCGCTCGGCGTGGTGTGGAAAGATGTGCGCATGGAGAACGTCACCGACGTGCTGGTGGCGCGAGCGCGGCGGTACGACGGGCGGGCCGCCGACGAGGAGCTGGCCTACGAGGCGCCGCTCGGCGTGGCCGTCCTCACGGCCGGCGTCGACGTGCAGCACGATCGCCTCGAGGTGACGGTGTGGGGGTGGGGCGTCGGGCAGCAGGCGTGGCTCATCACGCACGAGATCTTCCACGGGGACCCGACGCAGAAGACGGTGTGGGAGCAGCTCGACGAGTGGCGCAAGCTCCGGTGGCGCCACGAGTCGGGGGCCACCCTCAAGATCGGCGCCATGGCCGTGGACGCCGGCGACGGCAACATGATGCAGCACGTGATCAACTGGTGCGGCCCGCGCCTCGGTGAGCAGGTGTTCGCGATCAAGGGCGCGAGCGACCCGGGCGCGAACCTCGTGCCGCGGACCCCGAAGCGGGCGAAGAACGGCCGCCTGTATGTGATCGGGGTGAACGGCCTCACCGAGCGCTGGCACCGCCGACTCAACATGCCCACCGACTCGTTCGGCCCCGGGTACGTGCATCTCAATCACCGCGCGACGGAGGCGTTCGTGAAGCAGCTGCTCGGCATGGAGCGCAAGTACGACCCGAAGTCCCGGCGCCGGAAATGGGTGCCGCGCAAGAACACCCGCGTCGAGGCCAGCGACTGCGCGAACTACGCGCTGGCGGCGCTGCTGATCGCCTACCCGCGCGAGGAGCAGATTCCGGCGCTGCTCAAGCGCGTGCTCGCGGAGGCGGAGAAGTCCGCGCAGCCGGCGGAGCCGACGGCGGTGCCGGTCCCGCTGCCGAAGAAGACCAAGGCGGCGGGCAGCTACCTCGGGCGGAAGCCAGGGAAGTGGCTATGACCCACGGCCCCCACTGCACCCTCGTGACGGCGGGCAGCGTGCCGCGCGTCGTCGAGCAGGCCATGGAGGACGCGGCGCTCCGCCCGATCGACCGCCTGGCGATGTGGTACCTGTCACGACACTACCTCGACCTCGTCGAGTTCCGTGAGGTCAAGACCACGTCGCTGGCCTCGGCGATGGGGATCGAGGACCAGACGGCGGGGCGCGCGCTGCGGGCGCTGATCGAGCGCGGGTACTTGGATGAGCAGCGCAAGAGCCGCCGCGCCCGGGCGTTCCGCTTGCCCTGGTGTCGACGCGCCTCGCCGGCGGCGTAGCCAAAATCCGGCCTCCGGTTCGTACTCCGGAGGTTGGGCGATAGGAGGGACCGCGGCGCACTCCCATGATGCGGATGTGCCGACGCTCACCGACCTCCCCACGACGCTCGTCGCCGGCGACAGCTACGACATCACGCTGTCGCTCGCGGCGTATCCGGCGTCGGCGGGGTGGACCCTGAGCCTCGCGCTGACCGGCCTCGACGAGCTGACCAAGCTCTCGACGGCGTCGGGGGATGCGCATCGCCTCCTGCTGACGCCCGCCGAGACCGGCGCGCTGCGGGCCGGATTGTACAAGCTGCGGCTGCGCGCCGAGCGGGACGCGGGCGCGACGCGCGACACGTTCCGGACCACGACCCTCACCGTGACGCCCGACTTCGGGGCGGTCACCGGCGGCGAGCTGCAGTCGTTCGCGGAGCGCGCCCTCGTCGCGCTCGAGGCGGCCATCGTCGGCGCGGCGAGCGACGAGATGAAGCGCATGATGATCGACGGGCGGCAGCTCGAGAAGATGAGCCTCGACGAGATGCTCCGCGCGCGCGCCAAGCTGCGCGCCGAGCTGGCCGCTGAGCGTCGCGGCTCGTCGTTCATGCGGCGTCCCGTGACCTTCGTGCGCGGCTGATGGGCGCGCGCCTGTTCCCGCGTCGGGGCGCGCCGGCCGCCATCGCCGCCAAGGCCCGCCGGCCGGTGACGAGCGCGCGGAAGGTGCGCGCGTATCTCGCCGCCCAGTCCTCGGCGCTGCTCGCCGACTGGGTCGGGACGAGCGCCTCCGCCAACGGCGTGACGGACAAGGAGGCGCGCCGCCTGCGGCAGCGGGCCCGGGAGCTGCGCGAGAACAGCTGGATCGCGGCGCGCTACGAGGCGCTCGCCCGCGAGAACATCCTCGGGCCGGAGGGCGTGACGCTGGCCGCCTACGTCCCGCGCCCGCGCGGCAAGAACGACGAGGCGAGCCGGGCCGTCGAGACGGCGTGGTACGAGTGGGCGAATGCGGTGACGGCCGATGGGCGCGGTCTCCTGCAGGTCCTGTGCACCTTGGTCAACTCGTGGAAGATCGAAGGCGAGGCGCTCCTCCGCCTCCGCCTGACCGGCGGACAGCTGCGGGTCGAGGCGCTCGACGCCGATCTGCTTGATCAGGGGCACTCGCAGCCGCTGCAGAACGGCGTCCGCATCGAGCAGGGCGTGGAGATGGACGAGGCCGGGCAGGTCCTCGCGTATCACATCTGGGACGGCGCCGAGGACAGCTACGGCCGCCGCGCGCGGGAGCGCGTGCCGGCGTCGCAGATCCTCTACACCGGCCATCGCACGCGCCCCCAGCAGGTGCGCGGCATCACGCCGCTCGCGCCGGTGATGATCCTCATTAACCACCTCGAGCGGCTCGAAGAGGCGGTGGTGATCCTCAACCGCGTCACCGCCTCCAAGATGTACACGATGGAGGCGGAGGAGTGGGCCACGCCGCTCAAGGACGACGACGACGAACTGATCGAGCCGACCGCGGCCGAGGAGATCGCGCCGGGGACGTCCTGGGTGACGCCCTATGGCTGGCGCACGAAGATGCTCGACCCCGGGCAGCCGACCGCGCAGCACGACGCGCTGATCAAGCAGGGGCTGCACGAGGTGGCCGGCGGGCTCAACGTGTCCTACATGTCGCTGTCGGGCGACCTCTCCTCGGCCAGCTACTCGTCGGGGCGCATCGGTCTGTTCAGCGAGCGCGAAGGCTGGACGATGGACCAGCAGCAGCTGATCGCCGACATCCTGCGGCCGCTGTTCGCCGCGTGGCTCCGCATCGAGGTGCTGTCGCGCCGCCTCGTGCTGCCGGAGAACGTCACGCTCGCGCAGGTGGTCGCCCGCTCCGAGTGGTACGGCCGGAAGTGGCCGATGCTCGAACCCCTCAAGGACGCCGAAGCCATCGAGAAGCTCGTGGCCCTGCGCATGACGTCGCGCACGCGCGAACTCAACAAGCTGGGGCTCGACTTCAAGAAGATCATCGACGAGCTGGCCGAGGAGGAAGCGTACGCGGCGAGCCAGCAGGTTCCTCTGGCGGCGCTGGTCAGCGCGGCCACGCCATCCACTGAGGCCGCGCCGGGGGATCCCGCGCGCGGATTGAGGGCCGTCTCATGACCACGTTGAACCGGTTCGCGCCGGCCACGCGCGACAACCCGGCCGGCTACCAGACGCGCGAGATCACGATTACGCGGGAAGCGGCCTCGGACGGTGAGGCGCTGCGCATCGCGTTCTCGAGCGAGGCCCCGGTCGAGCGGTACGACTGGCGCACCGGCGAGACGTATCTCGAGGTCTTGGACCATTCACCGGGCGCGGTGGATCTCTCGTATGCCAAGGACGGCTTGCCGTTCTGCCTCGATCACAACCTCTCGCGCATGATCGGGTTGCTCGAGGACGTGACGATTGACGAGGACCGCGTGGGCCGTGGCGTGTTCCGCAAGGGCAACCACCCGGACGCCGAATGGGCCGCGGCCGACATGGCGACGGGGATTCGCAAGAAAATCAGCTTCGGGTACTGGCCCGGAGACAACTACACGCAAGACAAGCGCGCCGACGGCGTGCTCGTGCGGACGTACCGCGGATGGGCGCCCTATGAGGCGTCCAGCGTGCCCGTACCCGCGGATTACGACATGGCAGGAGTAGGCCGCAGCGCACCGGGCGCGTCGGCCTCGCAGGATCCTTTCCCGGTAGCGGGCGAGATGCCCTCCACGAAGGAGTCGACGATGGACCCAGTTTCGACCCCGGCGCAGGGCACTGCCCCTGCCCCGGACAACAGGGCGGTCGAGCGTCTCGCGACGATCGAGCGCGAAGCGACCCGAAAGAGCGCGATGCTGCAGCTCGGCGAAGCGGCCGGGCTGACGCTGGCGGAAGTCAACGCGTTCATCCAGTCGGAGAAGACGCCCGACCAGATGGGGAAGGAGCTGCTCACCAAGGCAGCCGAGAAGCTGCGCGAGCAGCCGAAGGCGGTGGTGCTGACCGAGAAGGAGCAGGCCGCGTACAGCTTTCACAAGCTGATCACGGGCCTCGCCAACGACGAGCGCTCGGGCTTCGAGTTCGAGGTCTCGGACGAGATCGCGAAGCGCATGGGCCGCCCCAATCAGGGGCAGGCGTTCTATCCGACCACGGGCAAGGGCCCGTTCAAGGTCGGCGAGCGTACCCAGCTCTCCTTCGCCGCCGGCGCGGGCAAGGGTGGGGAGCTCAAGTTCACCGAGTATGCCGGCTTCGCCGAAGCGCTGCGCGCCCGCATGGTGCTGGGCCGCACGCAGGCGCAGTTCGTGAACGGCCTGCAGGGCGACTTCGCCCTGACCGTGCAGACGGGCGCGGGCTCGTTCGTGTGGGGGGCGGAAACGGCGAACGCCGCGCTCTCCTCGCTGACGATCGCACAGCGCCTCGGCCAGCCGAAGGTCGGCCAGTCCGCCACGTCGTTCACGCGCCAGTTCATGCGCCAGAGCGCCGAAGCGGTCGAGCCGCTCGTGCGGCGGGACCTGCTGGCCATCCATGGCCGCGGCGTCGAGACGGCGGCGTACGCCGGCAGCGGCGCGACGAACAACCCGCGCGGCGTGCTCAACACCGCCGGCGTCAACCTCGTCGCCCTCGGCGCCAACGGGGCCGCGCCGACGTACAACATGGCCGTGGACATGGAAACGGAGGTGGCGGCCGACAACGCCGACGCCGACGCCATGGCGTTCATCACCACGACCCGCGTCCGCGGCACCCTCCGCAAAACGCAGGTGTTCTCCGGCACCAACGGGGCGCCGGTCTGGACGGGCGGCCGTGACGGGGAGCTGCTGGGCTACCCGGCCTACGCCACGAACCTGGTACCCGGCAACCTGACGAAGGGCACGTCGAACGGCATCTGCCACGCGGCGATCTTCGGCGACTTCTCGTCGCTGTACGTTCTCGAGTGGGGCGCGGCGGAGCTCATGGTGGACCCGATCACCAACGGCCCGGCGATCATCCGCGTGCTGAGCTACCAGCTGATCGACATCCTCGTGCGGTACCCGGAGTCGTTTACCATCGTGAACGACATCCTGCCGTGAGTCGGCGGTTAAAGTTTGTGCGCGGCACCGTCCTCGGGCTCGGCCATCAGGTCGAGCCCGGGGAGGAGGCCGAGATCGCCGACGAGCATCAGGCGGTCTACTGGGTCAAGCAGGGGCGCGCCGTGTTCGTGGACGGCACGAGCGTGCCCGACGACCCGGGCCGCATCCAGGCACCCGAGGGCCCCAAGCCCAAGGCTGCGCGGACGCGCTGATGGCACTCGACACCAGCCGGTACACCGCGATCCTCCTGCGCCGCGCCCCTGACAGCCGTCAGGTGGTGTGGGGCAGCGTCGTGACGTACGGGCTGGTGCGCGAGCTCGGGCAGCTCGACGACGGCGCCGGCGGGTTCCTGCCGCAGACCGCGCGCACGCTGCTGGTCGCGCGGTCGGCGCTCGCCGGCATTGGGCAGAACGCCACCGTGACCATCGGCGGCGCGGCGTTCGACATCCGCTCGCCGGCGCTGCCGGTCGAGAACGGGGAGCTGGTGCGCTACGTCATCGCTCCGGCCTGATCATGCACACCGCCATCGTCCGCCTGATCGCCGACTGGCTCGCGCACCCGACGCATGGGGTGGCGGCGCAGTGGAACGGCGTGCCGCTGGGCGACGATCCGGACATCACGCGCGCGGCCGTCCCGCAGCTCGGGGACGAAAGCCGCCGCGAAGAGCTGGCGCGGCTGCAGGCGCCGGACGCCCTGCCGGCCATCACGGTGCACGCGGCCGACCAGGACAGTGCGACGGTCTCGCTGCAGCCGTTCCCGAACGACACCGAGGTCGAGGTGGTGATCCGGCACATCCTCCGGAACCCCAACACGACCGAGGCGCTGTGGCATCTCGACCAAGGGCAGCGGGCCATCGGGCGCGCGATGAAACGCGCCCTGGTGAACCTGAGCGGCACCCCGCGCAACGCGTGCTTTGTCACGGGCATCACCCGGTACCGCGCGGAGCTCGAGCAATCCAACGACGACACCATCCACGCGATGGCGCACCGCTACGGCTTGCGGGTGCGCGACACGTGGACCACCGCCTAGAGAGGGCACCATGACGGACACCCCGTTGAGCTACGAATACTTCCTGCATCCGGTGTCTGCCGACGAAGCGGCCCGGATTGCGCTGCCCGCTGGTCTGACCAACGCCGAAAAAGAGGCGTTCGCCGCGAACCCGCCGGCCGAGGCGATCGCGCGCGCCGAGCGCTGGCCTCTGCCGAAGGCCGCCGACGCCGCGGTCACGGTGGCCGCCGACGCCCCGCTGGCAGACCTG